CCGAAAGTCCCGTCTGGGGTGCCGTGAGCCGGGTAGACTTCTTTGTTGAGGACTTCTTGCTGGCCGATGTGTTCAAGTTCTCGCTGCCAGAAGTCTTCTTTGATGCGTCGGTTCCAGGTTCGGTGCAAGCCTTGGGCGTACATGGTGCGGGGCTTAGCAGAGATGAGTGAGAAGACGTAACCATGTTCTTCAAAGTGTCGGCGATAGCGATTAGATCGCATAGCAGATACACCATGGCCGCGCATTTCGCCGACTGGGTTCGTCCCTTCAGCTGTTTGCAAAACTTCGCTGAACTGGATAGTTTGCTTCCCACCTCCAAGATATTCTGGTCGCTGAAGACGGGCGTCACTGGATCGCACCCCAAGATATCGAAGATATTCGGTATATCGGGAACCGTATCTGGCTCTAGCTTCTTCATAGCGTTGTAGGGCTAACCCCTCCCTGAGAGCGTTGATAGTAACGGCAGATGCCGAAGAAAGGTCCGCGTAGGGGCCAGGCGTACTAGTAGCATTTACGCCCTGTATTTTAATGATAGGAGTCCCCGCCCCGGTCCAGTTACTCCCGGCGGCCGCGCCAGCCGCATCGCGAAAACCCGCGGCAGTAGTGTTATAATCCTCATCGTCCTCCAGCGCTATTCCCATAACAGGAGCTGACGTTCCGATAGGGATAGTAATTGCCGGGCCTTTTTGTTCCCATGGCCGAGCTGACGTGAAGTAATCTTTTTCCCAGCAGATGTTTTGAAGCGCTGTAGACGTCGTGCTATCTGCGCCGCTTGTTTCGTCGACCGTAAGTTCCGTTTGTAAGTCCTGGTCACGATACCACTCATTCCAGATCATCGCGTAACCGCGAAACGGCAGAGCAGAAACCTCGAGATTGTTAACGCCTGGTGTCACTCCCAAGTAATCCGCCAGCGAGCCGACAGCAGCACCAGTACCACCACCGAAAGTAATAGTGGGGAAATCAGAAGCATCCATGCCATCGGGTCCGCCGGTAATAAAATCCTCCCAGTCCTCCCACACAAGACGATGAGGAACAAACCAATGATGTATCCGCACATGAACTGGATGCATAACAGGGGCGAGCAGCGGAGAGCAGCGAACAAGAGCATTCGTCGCCTGCTGCATAGTATCGCCAGGTAATACTTCAACAAGGCCGCATGGTACGAGCTCACCGAGATCGCAAGAGAGAAGCTTGTAGTGACTAAGCGAAAATTTATTGCGTTTCATAGAACGCGCCCTTTCTTATAGACGTTACGCCGACCTTCGATTTGTTTAATACGTGGCATATTCTGTTCAATTAGCGCCTGGCGAAAACCCTCCTGTTTTTGAAATACCGCCGCCTTAGAGTATGAATCCTTTCGCAGATCGCGCAGCTCTTCTTCCATCCTTTCCAGTACCGATTCAGGGGCATTCGGAGACCTCCCTATACGTTGACGTAGCCGACGACGTAGGTATCTCCCGAGGGGGAGCGTATGCGTACCATGCCGCAACGACACTGGTACATCTTCCAATTTGTTCTCCAGCCCGTGTTCGAGCAGCGTAGATGCAACTTCATCCATAACGTGTGCGCCAATGCCTGGCCGCAGGGACATACGGGCGAATTCGGGTGCCCTTCCAGCAAGTCGTGGGTCATCTGCCTTGGTCATCTTCTTTGTAACGTAACCAGCAACATAAGCCGCAGATTGCTGAGTGAGCGATCCGCAGTGGATACGACCACGGCCCCATTGTTCCCCGAGTCTGGAACAACTGTCACAACAGCTGATTTGTCCGCCTCGGTTATACGCCGTACCACCTCCCGAGCAATCGCGATATCCGAACAATGCCGCATGATAATGTGGGCGCCAGGTCTGGTCGCCATATTCGCCCACTCCATAAAATCGAACGGGGGACAGCTTCCGAAGTCGTTTGAAGAAAAGCTGTAAATGCCGGGGCCGTAATGAACCATCCGATGGTAATTCCTCCTCTGAATAAGTGAGCGTAACGAAGCAATTGTGCTCATGTAGAGTTGTTTCCAGCATGATTCGGTGTGTCCAGATCCGCTGGCGGTTAATACGACAGGGAAGGCATTGGCCGCAGCCGAATGCCCTCCCCCTGTTGATGATAGGATATTTGCAGTTCACATCCGATACCCTATTCTGATGCGACCAGCCGAGCCACGACGTAAATTGCGACGGCGACCACGGGAACGACCACGTGAACTGCGACGGCGACGACGATAGCGCATAGAAGTTGCTCCTTAATAGTATATCCCGAACAAGCCTCGCTTGTGCGGGGTGTATTGCTGAGTGAAGGGGTTGTAGATCCAGGCATCATAGCCCTCCGGTAAAGGCGCATCGGGAGGAGTTTGATTCATTCCAATGCTGGGAAGTATCCGATTGCGCAGGTTCCATGAGAGCATGCCTATTGTGTCGTCGTCAAGTCGGTCCTTTGCGTCTTTTGACATGGTAGGCATGTATCCGTCTGTAGTGCGTGTGTAACCGGTGTCCGATACTGCGCCCGCCTCCTGATGCGGGTTGCCAGGGGCGACACTTTGCCGTGCCATTGGTGAGGTGCGGACGAGGCCGCTAGAAGATTGTCCATCAACAAGCATACGCTCGCCCGCGCTTGGCATCGGGACAAGTGCGCTTTGACGGATTGTTGCAAGACGGGATGCAGTAATTTGCTCGCGTAGCACATCGTTTTGAAGACCCATATTTTCCAGTTGAAGTTGTTGAAGAGCGGCGTTAGCGCCGCCTTGACTGTCCGTAGCCGCGATCGCGCGGCCGATGTCCTGGCCAGCAGCGGCCAGGTGAGCGCCGCCCCGAGACGGGACAGCCCCGATAAGCGACGTCCCGCCCGGATGAGTTTGAGCACCTAGAGCGGCGAGAGGGTGAACGCCCGCAGCCTTTGCATCGTTGACCTTCCATTGGATGCCGGATTGAGCGAACTCTTTTTGAAGGGCGATGTTTTTATCGTTGATTGCCATATTGGTGGCGTTCGTCTTCTCGACGGACTTGTCCTCAGACTTTTTCCCGAGGATTCCGCCGAGGAGAGACGCGCCCGCGCCGATTATTGCGCCTAGCATGATACGTCACTCCAGAAGTTACGGCGGCGCTTGCGTTGGCGGCCGCCCTTACCAGCATGATTCAGAGCGTGCATGACCTCCTTTCGGACCTTCCGGCGCAGGCAGATGGTTACCAGGCGGGGTTGATGAAATGAGAGCGAGTGGAAATGTGGCCCGCGTGAAACCACGCGCGCGGCTGACCGGACTGTTGAAACAGGTGGAGCTATCGTTTCGTCCGGTCGATATGAACGCCGGTCTGGTGTTCGAGGTGGATCACCGAGCAGCGCTATCAGCGGCGGAATATGGATAGGCTTGAGCATCTGAGATAGCGAAAGAGTAGGGATTTCGCGCTCAAACCTCGCAGTTGCTTGTGGATTATGGCCGCTGGTGCGTCTGCTCATGGTGTCACCTGGTGCAGTGGGTATCAAGGGAACCCACTGATTATGGGGTGTCAGGCCACCCCCGAGCAAGAGGAATCGGAGACGGCGACGGGTTGTCGCCTATCATCAATCGCACGTTGTGCGGAAGCTAAAAAAACGAGAGGGGGACCTCTCAAGGGACGCATCCCCGCTGCGCCGGCCCCCCGCTTTGGAGGGGCCGGCTTGGGGGACGCTAGGATGTTGCCGCAGGCGGCGGAGTGCCTTCAGAAGGCGGAGTACTAGGGGGAGAGGCTGGCGGGGCCGAAGGCCCCGCCAGCGGGGCCAGGGGCGGCCCTGGATCGAAGACCTCTTCATAAGGTGAGCGAGGATCATAGTCATCGCCGACATCGAAGTCGTCGGCCTCTTCGAACGTCTCGAGGCCAGCAGCTTCTACCTCCTGCCGGAGCTTTTCCGACCGTATCATATCGCGAATTTGCTCGCGTAAGGTCGGGTGCTTCTTATAGCCGAGAGGCGGAGATAGCGGTATGGGGTCGGGCTTCTCCCGACCCCTGGCGTCGAGGTAGTCATCCTGCGCGGATCGCCTCCGCGCAGGCTCAGGTTGCGGCGGGTCCAAGTGCCCCGCGACGGCCGATGTCTTCTTCGTAGTCATGTTAACCTCAGTAGATGAAGGAGTTGCCCATTCGAGATAGTAACCGGCGAGCCTGAATGGAATGGTTCGCCATGATGTAGAGCACGTCCTCTGACGGGACGGCGAAGACGCGCTCTGTAGGAACGGACTTCACGAAGTCCGCATTGAGCGCTGGAGCGCTCGAGAACACGCGGGCGAGATGCCAGTGTTCGAGGGTAGAGGAGCGGAATTCTCCGCCAATGGAGCTTTCGCAGCGTCGGTATTCATCATAACGATCTTGGTAACCGAAAGTCCCGTCTGGGGTGCCGTGAGCCGGGTAGACTTCTTTGTTGAGGACTTCTTGCTGGCCGATGTGTTCAAGTTCTCGCTGCCAGAAGTCTTCTTTGATGCGTCGGTTCCAGGTTC